TTCCGTCCATAATGCCACGAACGACCTCAGCAACAGCCCTCTGATCCCCTCCAAATGGCGGTAATGTACGAAATTGCCTCATCGAGTACCCTGCTTGACTACTTCTACGTCAATTCCTACCGCTGTTTTCCAGTTATCGCCTGTCGGAGTCAGCCTTAAACGATGATATTCACCGTTAGAACGGATAGAAACACGGTTTTCTGAGTCAGCCGCTACGTTAGAACCAAATTCCACCACCTCATTAAGCAAATCCCGGCTAGAAATCGCTACAGACGCACTTCCACCGTCCACAGTTGGTCTTGCTAACGTCACCGTAGACCGACCAATGGCTATATCACCCGTCGTAATGTTCGCAGTCTTAGGCTGACCAGAGAAAGCAATGATCTTAGCCCCTGAAACACCCGCAAAAAGTAGCTGTCCACCAGCAAATACTCGTGAATCCAGCGGAATTTCTAGCGCATCAATGTTTGAATTGTAGTTATCTACCTGCTCTAACGTCGCTGAAGGCGTTAGCACAAAGGAAATAGCGTTAGCTGTAGTGTCTACATACGACCAACGATCTAAGTTGATCGAGTAAACCAACATATTTTTACCACCGAAAGTGTTATTAAATTTCCATAATACTAACTTCCTGATAGGATCAATCGTCGCACTCATCCCAGTAGGAATTTCACTCGGAATAACATTTTCAAAGAACCATCGATTAACCCTCTCAGCACCGATAGGCTTTACTGACTGACCATCGCAAGAGTAAAACCCGTCATCAGCTAGGAAATACGTTAGCCCACCGTACTGAGCGATTGATCCATCTGAAATACAACCCAAAGACCTAGAGATGGCATCAAACTGAAAGAAAAACGGGGAGCCTGTGTAGCTCATCCGATATATGGCACGTTCTAGGAAGACCAGACCATACTCGCCACCCGCTAAACCTGTAATGTCCCCACCGTCAGGGATGATCTGGAAGTCCGACTGAGATGCAGCACCGGGAGTCCAGTCTGTCTCATCGTTAATGTCAGACCAGTAAACTTTATTGTTATCAGAACCATCATTAGCCGCAACAACGAAATCCCGAACAACCGTAACATATTTAGCCGTAGGTGCAGCAGCAGCTAGGTCAGCAAAATAAGTTGATACGCCAATCTCATAGGCTTGCAGCTTATCCTGACCGTTAGCCAGAATCATCTTTGCCCCGTACTGCGTTACATCCCAACTCTCAACTGTTGAATACCCCGTCGTTGTTGCTGCATCTAAACTAGCATCAGACGAGTCAAACTTGTAAACCTGAGTCGCTCCAGCAGCAAATAACGCTACCTCACCGCCGAACTTACCGCCAAACGTAATAAGCAAATTCTGAGCAGCAGCATCAGAATAATCAGCCTCAGACCTTACAGGCGCATAACCGTTAGCAACCGGATAACAGTTCTTTGCATCAGTAACCGCCCCTGTTACTCCGGGCTGATCTGGCAACCACTCACCAAACGCTATTTTTGTCGTAGCCATTTATTGCCTCAACCAAGCATCAGACGAAGGCTGTACCGTCTGCCAAACATTAGAATCTACAGAAATTGGTGTCCAAGTATCCGTAGATTGTTGAACATCATCCCATTCCTCACCAATGATGCTACCCACCGCAATTATAGTTGCGTTTCCATTAACAATAGCAGAGACATTGACAACAAAATTACCGTTAGCAACTACATCGGCAAAACACTCTATGACTGCAACACCACCATGAATTAGTGTGGCATCAGCCGATACAGAAGCTGTCGCAAGAATTGACCCGCTGTCATATTTAATGTTGTCAACACCAGCAATCGCTGTGACTGTTGCTGTTCCATTAACACTAGCAGTACCAAAGAGGAAATCAACTACAGTAACTTCTAACTGAGCATTGCCTGTAATACTTGCAATAGCAGTTTGTACTTGGTTTGCTAATGCTGTAACAGTTGCAACACCATTAACCGATGCCGCAGCACCTATGTCCTCATACTCTGCGTAGCCATCAGTCCAGTAACCGACAACGACATAACGATCAGGCTGACTTAAATCGCCCTCGCAATATCCTTGTGTCCAGTAACCGAAATCTACATAGTTAGCCATTTACTAACCACGATGTTGTAGTTTCATCCCATGAATATACTTGTCCATCTATCGGCATTGCTACAGGTGGTTGCCAGTTGGCATCATCGTCTAACGTCCAGCTCGGATATGGCTGTGGTGGGATAAACGCATCTCGCACAGCGTTATAGGCATAGCCGACACCAGCATAGTGCTTACGGAAGCTGGCGTTGTAGCTGGTCTGCTTCCACGTTCCACCGAACAAACGCTCACAGAAAGCAGCACCGATATGCTCTTTCTCTACGCCAGAAGCATCAGACGTATCTTTATTGTCAACAACGATCACTCGCAAAACGATGTTGTTGCTGTCCAGTTCTGCAAAGTGCGCCATTTAAGCCTCCAATTTCAAACCAGTTAGTGACATCTCATCTCCAACAATGCCGACCGGAAATGTATTAAAACTCATGCTAATCCGAACATCGTTGCCTTGAACTGTTGGCACGTTATGCTCAAGTGATGACGGGAAAAGAATCAACCGCCCTGTAATAGCCTCAAACCACCATGACTCGGAGTTGTACAAGTTCCAGTTTTCAGGTGGAAACTTAATCTGCTGCCAGCCAGAGCGATAGAAATAAATGCGGTCATCCGGGTTAGTGTTCAGGTAAAACACCCCTGACACAAAACTGTTAGGGTGAGCGTGTCTGTGATGCCACTGACCTTGCTCGGAATAGTTAAGCCACGACTGCGTGATTCTTAAATCAACGTCATGCTTTGGGTTAATAGTTGCTTTAAAATATTCAGTAACACAACCTTCCATCCAATCCCGCAAAGAAGTCATTACCTGTTCGCGTAGCACAAAGTTGTTGACGCTAGTGGTGTTGCCTTCATTTGCCCGTGTTTCCTGCCCACGCACGAATAGCATCTCCTCGTCCGTTAGCTTACGGTCAAGGTCGAACATCCCAATGGGTGTCGGAAACAGGTTGTGCATATTCATGCGATTGCATCCTCTATTTCTTTGGCCTGCGCGTTCATAGCCTCAAGCTGTTCTGGCAACCAAATGGTCGGTATGCTTTCCTCAAACTCTTTGATCTTGTCCATCACCCAGTAGACCTCCTCGATGCTCGGGCAAGGGCGAGGGTCTTCCCATCGAGTAAAGACGCCATTGCTGATTTCCCATTTAGCACCCGGACGTAACATTTGCATCGCTACGTCAATGCCAAAGAAACGGTAGATTTTTGTGTCCATAGTTATTGATTGAGTTTAATGATTACGATGCCGGAGCCGCCTGCTCCACTAGCACCTTCTTGTGCCGAGCCGCCGCCACCTCCACCAGTATTTGCTGTTCCTGCGCTGCCATTAGCAGCAGAAGGAAAAGTTGCAAATCCACCAGCACCGCCACCACCAGTTCCACCCGATCCAGCAGCAGTTGCGCTAGTTGAGCCATCTGCGCCACCTCCGCCGCCACCAGCATAAGTAACGCTGCTACCACTTATAGATGATGCGGTTCCGTTACCACCATTTCCAGATGCTCCACTTGGGGTTCCGTTTGCGCCGCTGGCTCCAGCCCCACCGCCACCACCGCTAATTTTTTGACTACTGACTCCATTACCACCATTGTTACCTTGAGATGGAGATGTTGATGGAGTATTTCCTGCTCCACCGGTAGTGGAGCCGAATCCACCACCGCCACCACCAGAACCGCCAGCTTGTCCAACAACGTTGTTACCTGCTCCACCCCCACCTCCACCGGCTGATGTAATAGTGGAAAATGTTGAGTTTGAACCATTATTTCCGGCTGTTGTTGTTCCACTTGTTTTGGATGCGCCACCAGCGCCAACAGTTACGGTATATTGTGTACCAGCGGTTACAGATAATGAAGTGCCAGTTCGATACCCACCAGCCCCACCGCCTCCACCGTAAAGCGTTCCACCTGCGCCACCACCACCTACCACGAGGTAATCCACGCTGGTCACACCTGTTGGCGCAACCCAATTAGTCGATGACTTGAAGGTAAAGACAGTCTGTGATGCGACGGTGTATTTCAGGATGACGATACCGGAACCGCCGTTACCTCCAAGCGCACTATTTCCAAGAGCGCCGCCACCGCCACCGCCAGTATTAGCAGTTGCGCTGTTATTGCCTGCGTTAGCGCCGCCGCCAGTTCCTCCTGTGCTTCCAGGGCTGGTAGTACTTCCACCACCACCACCGCCACCATAAGTAACGCTGCTACCAGTAATACTAGAGGCAGTTCCATTTCCTCCATTCCCGCCTATAGTTGATGATCCATTAGCTCCTACTTGAGATGCGCCGCCACCGCCACCCGCACCAAAGGATGGGCTTGTAGTACTAGCGTTACCACCACTATTTCCTTGTGATGGAGTCGTGCTAGGAGTATTTCCTGCTCCTCCCGGATCGTTTCCACTACCGCCGCCGCCAGAGCCGCCAGCAACACCGGCAAGACTAGGGCCACCGCCGCCGCCACCACCATTAGAAGTGATAGTAGAAAATGTAGAATTGCCCCCACTTGATCCAGTTAAATCTGCTACCCTTGTTCCACCGCTTCCAACAGTAATGGTGTAATCAGTTCCAGCAGTAACAGCTAAACCAGTTCCTGTGCGAAACCCTCCAGCACCACCACCGCCACCAGCACCCCATGTGTTGCCTTGTGTCGATCCTCCTGCTCCACCACCAGCGACAACAAGATACTCGACTTCGGTCACGCCAGTGGGTGCAGTCCAAGTTCCTGATGCGGTAAAGGTCTGGACAACGGTAAATGTGCCACCAACAGCAGCCCTGCCAAGTAGCATAGCCATAATGCCACTCATGACACATTCCCTGTCACGACACAAACCGTACCGCTAATGAATAGGATCGTTGCAACGCCTCTAGTCGCTAACGTCATCGTATCTTTGTCCGTATTCGTTCCAGCGATATAAGCCGTAGTAATCGAGCAGGTAATCGTTATGTTTCCGGTCGTATTGTTGAAGACCGACACAATGTCACCAGCCGCAAACGTCGAGTTCGGGATCGTGATTGACCCGCTAGTGCCGACACCCACAAACTCACCAATGTCGGTGAGTGCTAATGTGTATGAGCTAGTTTTGTCTGAGCCAGACTGAGGAACATTCAAATAACCTAAACTGTAGTTAGCTCCAGCATCAGGAATCGTGACTGTTCTGTTAGCACTCAGCGTAGTTGGCGTTAGCGTTAATGCAAACGAACCTGTACCACCAGCGCGACCTGCAATTACCACCGCATCCTGAGTAGAAGCAGCCTCAGAACGAATTGCATTTGCAGCCCTAAAGGTTTGAGCCGCTGTAAACGTCTGTGCAGTTCCTACCGTTGCTAAGGTATCCGTGACGTTTGGTAGCGTTAATGTTGTATTTGAGGCAAGTGTCGTAGGAGTCAACGTAACTGCAAATGTTCCCGTACCACCAGCACGACCAGCTACAACAATCGCATCTTGCGTAGACGCTGCTTCTGATCTAATCGCATTAGCAGCCCTGAATGTCTGAGCAACCGTAAACGTAGTCGCTGATCCCGGAGCAACATAATCCGTACCAGCAGTAGCATTAGCAAGCGCACCGCCAGAGTTAGCCTTGAGAATCGCTGTACCTGAAGGTGGCTCTAGATAGTCCGTACCTGCTGTCGCAGCAGAAATAACGCCTGACGATGCCTTTAATACACCAGTCGTAGTAGCACGTTTGATCGTCTTGCCACCAGTACCAGAAAACAATGCTATTTCGCTATCAACGCTAGATGATTGCCCCTCAACCTTGTCCGTGTTGAGATTAGTAAAGTTTCCGTCTACCTCAGCAAAGCTAAGAGCAGAGCCTTTACCAGCGCGAGTTACAATAGTAGACATAGTTCACCTCACGCTAGGGTAACACTCAGATTAGAAGTCAGAATCTTGAAAATATCGCCATTGTTGATCGTTTTAGACGCATCTAGGGCTGTGTGATACAAGAGATTACCTGACGTTAGCGCATCTCGAATACCCACATGGGTAACTACTCCCCAGTTCGCTGTAGCAGCCGGGAACTCAATCGCAGCAGAGTTCGTTGATGTACCGTTACTAGGCGCACCAAACGTAATCGATTGACGAGCATACGAGCCACCAGTAATTTCAGTTCCTGTGTCGGCATCAGTAGGATCGTCCGTGTAAAGAGCCAAATAAACAACTGACGGGCTTGTGTAGCTAGTGTTCCTCAGAGTAGCGTTAATCAGCGCGTTCTCTAGGTAGTTGGACATTTCTGCCATGATTTACCTCACGTTATAAGACATAGACATAGGCTGACCGCTGTATTCACTCGACTGGTCAGAGTTCGTAATCGCCGTTACAGCACGATCATATAAGGTTGCCCATGTCTGAATACGGGCATCATTCATTAGGTAAGGCTCTGCTTCCGCTAACGACGCATACAGCAAAGCATCAGGATAGTTCGCTAGGAAGATGTTGCTTGCGTTCGTATCCGACAATAGCGCAGGCTTGCCGTAGTACAGCATCTGAAGCACATAAGTCCCGTCTGGAGATGGGGCTAGCTGTATCTCAGAGCCTAGAATCGTGTAGTCGATAGGCTTACCACCCTCTGTAACCCTAGACTCAGCGTAGAAGCTATTAGGAGCCTTGTAGCGCAATGTAGTCACCGGATTAGTGTTCAGGTGAATATCGCGCATCTCTAAGAAGTCTGTAGGTAATCCAACAGTAGAATCACCACCTGTAGTCGATGCCGTTGCGACAATCAACATCTGCCGAGTCCGAATGTCTCGACGTAGCCTTTCCTCAGCTAGTCGGATGAAATCGGGGATAACCGATGTTAGGTCACTACGGGCTAGGTAATTGGCTACCGTAGTCTTTAAGTCCGAATAGCTAGTAAATGCCATATTATTCCTCTAACTGCTCAAAGTCCTTCCAGCCATATTCGTATGTGCCTATGTGCCTGATGTGCATCGATAGCTCATGGTCTACATACGTCTGAAAGCCCTCAGA